GGCAACTGCGCCGAGGCGCAGGCCCTTCGCCGCGGATGGCCGACCGATCTCTCCCGCCTCTATGTCGACGAGGAGCTTGACCGCTCGAAGCTGATCGACGCCGAGGCCATCGACGTGACGCCGTCCGAGGTTGTCGCCGAGGCCGAGCGCCAGCGCCGCCTGGACGCTCTTGGCGGCCCCTCCATCACGGTCGACCCGATGGACGGATCGAATGGGCTGATCGGTGTCCCCGCCGGCAAGATGGCCGATTGGGTCATGGAACGACTGGAGCACATCCCGGCGGAGAAGGTCGCGGAATTTCAGGATCGCAACCGCCGTGGGCTCCAAGAGCTTTGGGTCCACAACAAGTCGGACGCCCTCGCCGTGAAGAAGGAGATCGAGGCGAGGATCGCCAAGGCTCCGAAGGCGAAACCGGCCGAAGAGGCGAAGACGCAGCCCGAGATCGGCGAAGCGATCACGGAAGGCGCCAAGCCTGAAGAGGCCGTGACGTGGTGAAACGCACCGCCGCCCTGCTCGCCTTCGGCTTTCTCACGGGCGCTGCGCTCGCCGCCTTCCTGACCTTCCCCCGCGGTTGGAATCTCCTCCTGGGGGCAGCCGCGGCCACCTTCGCAGGCATCAGCCTTTCCATCGGCTGGACCTATGAGCCCGAACCGGACGGGACATCCGGAAACCAAGAACGGAGCCACTGATGAAAAAGGCCAGCAAGACCGCCGAAGTCGAGCATACCGAAGCCGCCGGCGATGATGCCGAGACGGTGTTTGAGGTCGACCTGTCCAAGCCGGGCAAGGAGGGCGGCGCCATCGCCGCGGCTCTTGCCGCGATCATGGGCGGGCCGAAGGCGCATGAGCCGAAGGTTTACACCCGCGAGCAGGCAGAGGAGACGATTGCCCGGCTGAAGAGCGAGGTCAGTCGCTATCTGACGCGGAACGCCCTGGCGCCGGGGGATGTCGTCACCGTGCGCGATGGCGTGGGCAAGAAGGGCCACGGGTGGCCGATGGTCGTCGTCGAGACCTATCCCGACGCCCCTCCCCTGTTCGACGCCAATGTCTCAGGCGGCCCCAAGGAGGGCACCCGCGTCACCACCCGCGTCCTCTTCATCCACCCGCGGGATGGCGAGTTGGCGTCGTGGTGCTTCCACCACTCGGAACTGGAGCCCTACGTCTATCCCGAGGTCGCTCCCGCCACCGAGCCCGAGATCGAGGGCGCCGCGGTCTGACCGCGGCCCCATCCCTCACGGAGAGCGCCAGCCATGCCCCGCCGCATTAGAGTGTTCGACATCGAATCGACCGGAACCGGCCCCGACGATCAGGTCGTCGAGATCGCCGCTGTCGACGTGGTCAAGGCCGACGACGGAGCGATTTCGCTCGTCACCGTCGGGGCGTGGCTGGTCGATCCGGGCATCCCGATCCCGCCGGAGGCCTCCGCCGTCCATCATCTGGTCGATGAGGATGTGCGGGGCGCCCCGGCCTTCGAGGAGCTTTTCCCCGATCCCTGCGGTCTGACCGAGGATCACGTTGCGGTCGCGAGCCACGCCTGGAGTTTCGATGGCCGCTGGCTCTCGCCGGTCCTGCCGAAGGACATCCCCCAGATTTGCACTTACAAGGCGGCCTTGCGCGTCTTCCCCGAGGCTCCCGCCCATTCCAATCAGGTGCTCCGCTACTGGCTGGGGCTCGACGTGAAGCCGGACGGCTACCCTCACCGGGCGCTCTATGATGCGACCGTGACGGCCGCCCTCTTTGTCCGCCTCCTCGACCACGCCACCCCCGGCCGCATGGCCTCCTGGACGCTGGAGCCAGCCCTTCAGCCCGTCTGCAAGATCGGCAAATTCCGCAACGTGCCGTGGGATCAGGTCGACATCGGCTTCCTGCGCTGGGTCATGAACAAGGGCGAGGACTTCGACGCCGACACCCTCTGGAATGTCTCGCGCGAGATCGAACGCCGGCAGGCAGGGGGGCAGGAATGACCCGATTGCCAGCCATCGTCCGGGCCGAACTGGAAAGCTCCGGTGTGGCCTATGAGATCAAGAAGGGAAGCCGGCATCACAAGCTCTACGTCGCCGGCCGGATGGTCTCTGTCCTTCCTTACTCGTCGAAGGCGGGAGACACCCGCGCGCCCCAAAACATCCGCGCCACCGTGCGCCGCGTGCTGCGCGAGATCGCCGGTCAAGGAGGCAGGCGATGACAAACCCTTCCATTGAGGAATTGCCGCCGGGACTGCGCCGCTCCCTCATCAAGAAGGAGCGATGGAACCGCGCGATAGGCGCCTGGGGCCCGTGGGAGACATTCCGCTTCCCAAAGGGCTCAGCCGGCAAGGCGTGGGCTGCCGACTTCGACACCGCCCACAAGAACCGCGTCTTCAGCGTGCTCGACCGGACCCTGCCCTGCGGGACCCGTCACCTCATGATCTCGTCGCTCAGCGGCGACCGACCGACGTGGCACGAGGCGCAGCGGATCAAGGACGAGATCGCCGGCCCGGAGACGACAGCCGTCGAGGTCTATCCGCCCAAGGCGGAGATCGTCGACGACGCCGACGCCTATCACCTGTGGGTGCTCACCGCGCCGCTTCCATTCTCGATCTTCGAGGGCGCGCGATGACGTGGGAGAGGTGCGAGCGCAAGGCGATCCCGGAGCGCGTCAAGGCGACCGTCATGCTGCGGCAGGAAGGGCGCTGTGCCGACTGCGGGGCGAAGCTCCAGACGGGGGCGATCATCTTCGATCACCGCCCGCCCCTTGCCCTGCGCCTTGCCGGCGAGGACCCGAACGATCCGGTCAAGATCGACGCGATTTGCACCGCCTGCGATGGCGTGAAGACACCGCGCGACATCAGCGAGATCGCCAAGACCAAGCGCGTCGCTGGCCGGGAGGCGGAATTCCGCGCCGGGATGGCCGAGAAGGCCCCCGGCCGCAAGCGCCCCCGCAAGGGGACGATCAAGAGCCGAGGATTTCCGAAAAGGACGAAGGAGGCCCGTCATGCCTAAGCCCGAACTGAAAGAGCCGGACGATCTCCGGCGCTCCCTGGAAGCCTATGCCGCGGCCGGCGGGCCGAATGCCGCCTATGCGCGCGTGCGCCTGCTCGCGCTCGACCTCATTGCCGAGCTTGCGAGCGCCGCCGAGGGCGACAAGTCGATCATGGTGCAGGCGGTCCTCATGGGGAGCGCCAATGCCATCAGCGAGGTGATCGGCGCGATCCACCCGGACACGCAAGCCCATTGGGCAGGCTTCTCCGCAATGGCCGTCAATCAGGCGCTCGTGTCCAATCCGAACGTGCGGCCGGACATCCTCGACGCCATGGGTAGCGCGCTGAAGAGCCAGGAATTCGACCTCATCGCCGCGGCTCTCGCCGAACAGCCGACGGTGAACTGATGGGAACGGAGCTTGTCGCGCTGCGCAGGGGGGACCGGATTGTGCCGGCCTCGCCCATGGACCTGGAGGAGCTTCACGGCGTCCCCGAGGGGGTCTCGTTCGCTTGCAAGCTCTGGGTCCCGCGCTCGCTGCCGCATCAAAGGTGGTATCGCGCAATGTGCGCGTGCGTTTCCGCCAATACGGAGGACCCACGCTGGAATGACCCGACGCGGCTCCATGTCTGGCTGAAGATTAGATGCGGTCTGGCCGATGAAATGGGCGTGATTGATGGGCGGTTTTACTGCGCTGTCCGCTCCACTTCCTTCTCGGATATGGATCAGGCCGAATTCAAGAAGTATGTCGACAAGGCCATTCAGGTCATCATCGCCGAGGTGTGGCCGGGGCTGCGTCTGTCGGACTTCCTGAACGAGATCGACAAACTCTCCGGCGTGGCGCTGAAGCGCATCGCCAAAGAGGACCCGTGGGACCCGCTCATCATCCAGCGGGACATGGTCGCGTAAGTTCACCGGATCAGGATCAGCGTTGAGGAGCGCCCCTGATCCATTCCTTGAAGCCCAGAGACTTCCGGCCAGGAAGGGTAAGGAGGGATGTCCCTCTTTCTTCGGTCTCTCGCGTGGCTCCGGCGCCAGCCGGAGCCGCGAACCCGCATCCGCATCGGCTTCGGCCGTCGGATCGTCATCATCGACGGGAGACAGACATGCAGGATTTGAACACGGCCATCGCCCGGTCGGTCATCAACGGCGCCATCGGGCGGATCGCCGCCGATACTGCGCTCTATGGGGACGCAAAAGCCGTCGCGACGGCCAACGTCGCCATGGGCGATCTCATCCACAATCTCGGCCGCTCTGCCAATGCAGACGCCATGCGCCGCCACCTTGCGGGCAAGCTCGGCGAGTTGGTCGTCGCCACCCTCCACGGTGGGGACATCCAGCCGATCATGGAGGTCATCATCGCCCAGACGGCGCGCTTGTCGCCGCTGGTTGAGGTGAGGGCCCCTGCGAACGAGACGAGGGACGAGAAGGAGCGCGAGACCCGTGCGGAGCCACCCTTCACGGCCGGCTTGATGGGTGGAGCAATCTGATGGGCCCGATCAGCAACGAGGAAGCCCTTCTCGGCTTCTCCAGCCAGGCCTTCTTCGCCGCTCAGCAGGCGATGCGGCCGACCGTCGATCCGAAGCGCTACGGCGACGCCGACACCGGGCTCCAGGCCGCCGGCCGGTATCTCGGCAAGCGGCGGATGGCGGCCGGCTGCGCCTCGACCCTCAGGAAGGCCATGCGCGCCCGTCGGATCGAGCGGAGCGAGCGCCCCGTGGCCGAGGAGAGGCTGACCAAGCGCGAGCGCTACGAGGAATTGAAGAGTCTCGGCCTCTTCAAGCGCCAGAAGGCGGTCAAGGGCCTGGGGAGGGCGCGATGAGGAGCCTCTACACGCCCCGTCAGATCGCCGCGGCTGCCCTGGTAGCCGCCATCATCACCGCGGGCGCTGCCGGCGCTCGCCTGCCCCAGGACGAGGTGCCGCGCGTCGCTCCCCTCGCCGGCTCGTCATGGATTCACCGCCCTATGCACATTCCGCAGCGATTTGCGCGAACGGAGGCGCGGCAGGCTGTGATCCGGGCCGTGACGGAGGAGGCCCAAGCGCAGGGCGTCCCCGTCGCCTTCGCCCTCGCCGTGACGCAGCAAGAGAGCGGCTTCAACCCGAGGGCCATCGGTCCCCAGACACGTTACGGGCGGGCCTACGGGCCGACGCAGATGCTCCTCCCGACGGCGCGAGGCATGGGATACCAGGGCGACGCCCGTGGGCTCCTGAACGCCCGCACGGGGGCTCGCTTTGGCGTCCGCTACATGGCGAACGCCCTGCGCGAGTGCGGCGGCGACATCCAGTGCGCGGCCCGTCGGTATCACGGAGGACCCAACCGGCGAATCTGGGGGGCGCGCACCAATGCCTATGCCCGCGCCGTCGCCGGGCATTTCCGCCGCTACGGCGGCCAGCGGGTGGCGTTCTCGGCCATGCCGGCGGCGTCCGGCTGCCCGGCGGCGGACGAGCGCTACCCCCACACTTGGCGGTGCCGGTGATGGCGAGCCCCCGCCCCTCCGTGATGGACCTTCTCAGGCGCATGGCCGATGAGCGCCGTGAAGCCTATGAGAGGGCCGTCGCGGACGGGACGGGGATTTGCGAAGCCCATCGGCTCTACGTGCTCGCGAAGGCCGACATTCTGCGGGCGGAGCTTGCCGGGCTTGGCAAGGCCCCGCGCCGGCCGGCTCCCGCACCGAAAACCAACTCCACAAAGCTCCCCCAAATGGACCTCTTCGGCGCCACGCCGTCGACCAACCACGAGGCAAGCTCGCCATGAGCAAGACCGACAAGAGCCCGACCGATGGCTGCCTGCATTGCAAGGTCATGGAGGTGATCCGGGCCCATTGCCGACACGGCAACTACATCCGGCTCGACGTTCATGAGGTGATGGACGATCTCGGCGCGGTGATCGCCGATGTCTTCCGCCATGTCCCGCCGGAATACCATGTCGATGGCATGGCGACCCTCCACGGGGCCATCGCCGGCAGGACCGAGTATCTGCGCGAGCGCGACGCGGAGGCCGCCAGGGGCCCGGTCACCACCGGAGGCGTCAACTGATGGCGATCTCTGATCCGACCCCGACGACGACTCATCGCGACTACACGATCCGCTTCAATGAGGATCGTGGAGAGTGGGAATGCAGTGCCCTCGACCTGAAGTCGTCGTCGCTCCCCCACCTGCGGACCAAGATCAACAAGGTCATGGCCGAGGCGTCTGCCATCGAGGCTTACCCTGCCTTTGACATTGGCCACTTTTCAGGCCCGCGTGAGGTGACCATCGTCTCGACGATTGGGCTCGTCCCGGCGCGGTCACGCTATGACACCGACAAGGTGAAGGTCTGGATCACGACCCTCGACGGCAACAGCGTGAAGCGCGAGCAAGCCGATCTGGCGCAACTGTTCCCCGCCCGGAACAACCCCGAGATCACCGAATACATGCGCCTGCGCGAGGAGAAGAAGGCCGCCGAAAAGCGCCTATCCGACTTCGTCGCGTCGATGCGGCGCATCAAGCTCGAAGACCTGAAGGTCCCGAAGGATGAGGAGAACCTGCCGTGAAGAATGTCGCCTTCTCAGAATACGTGACGGGCACGACCTTCGCCCTCACGTTGGCTCGCAGCCACATCGAGGCGCTGAAAGCCGTCATCGAAGGTGACAGCGTCAACATGCTGACACTCCCCCGCTTCGTCCCGGCGGCCCATGGCCTGATCCGGCGCGGGCTGATCGCCCACTTCGCCGAGGACGTGCCGAAGGAGCACGCCGACCACGTCTGGCTCCGCCAGCGCTACGGGTATGCGCCGACCGAGGCTGGACGCCTGACTTACAAGCTCCTGGTGGAAGCTGGGCTCATCATCCCGCCCGTCCAGGGCCCGCCCGCCCCTCCAGAGGTCCATGAACCGAAGCTCGTCCTGAGCCTGAAGCCGCGCGTCTCCGTGCGGGCGGCGACTGGAGGCGGCCATGGATGAGGCGACGAAGCGCCACAACGATCTCGCCGTCGATCTCGTCGCCCGCCTCATCCGCGGCACCGTCGGCGCCGGGGGCGATGTGATCGAGGTTCTGATCGTCCTGGAGTCGGTCATCGCTGGCGTTTGCCTCACCCTTGTTCGGCTTGGTGGGGATGAAGTCGCGATCGACGCCCTGATGGAGCGCGTGAAGGCGCGGGTGGCCGAATTGCGCCTGAAGGACATCCAAACGAAAGGGAGCGCGTGATGGCTGACCAGCGCGACGGCGGCATTTCCTGGACGGAGGAGACCTGGAATCCCATCGTAGGATGTTCCATCGTCTCCCCGGCCTGCACCAACTGCTACGCCATGAGCGTGGCGGCGATGATCGAGCGGGCGAGCGGTGGGCGGACCCACTACGCCGGCACGACCAAGATCGTGAACGACAAGCCGGTCTGGACGGGCAAGCTCGTCATGGCTCCGGAGCACATCGTCACCAATCCGCTGCGGTGGAAGCGTCCCCGCCGCGTCTTCGTGAATTCGATGAGCGACCTGTTCCATGAGGACATGCCGGAGGCGTGGATCGACCGCGTCTTCGCCATCATGGCTCTGGCGCCGCAGCACACTTTCCAGGTGCTCACCAAGCGGCCGGAGCGGATGCGGGCCTATGTGTCGGCCCCCGCGACCGTCCAGCGCGTCTATGCCATGGTCTGCGACATCGCCCTGGCCCGGAAGCTCGACTGGACGGTGGGCGGGCTCCGCGAGCACGATGCCCACGCCCCGCCCGGCGAGAGGGGCTTCTTCGATGCGTGGCCACTCTCAAACGTCTGGCTTGGCGTCACGGCGGAGGATCAGACGCGCGCCGACGAGCGCGTCCCGCTCCTTCTCGCGACCCCCGCGGCGATCCGCTTCGTCTCGGCGGAGCCCCTTCTCGGTAGCATCGACTTCAACTGGATCGACATCGAAGCCCCGCTCCGCCACCTCAAGGGATCAACCAGCGAGCCGACGCTGGCCCCCGACGATGAGCCGGGCCGTGGCCTTTCCGACCCCGGCACACGATTGCCGCTCCTCGGCCCCTTCAGTGAGGCCAATTTAGACTTTGCTTCGCCGGGGCTCGACTGGATCATCGTCGGCGGCGAGAGCGGCCCTGGAGCCCGGCCGACGCATCCCGATTGGGTGCGCTCGATCCGCGACCAGTGCGCCGCGGCTGGCGTCGCTTTCCATTTCAAGCAATGGGGCGATCTGGAGCCGGACGAGATCGGCCCGGAAGACCCGCGCTCGATTGGTGTGCCGCCGGGCCATGTCGAATTTCGCCGCGTGGGCAAGAAGGCCGCCGGCCGCAAGCTCGACGGCGTGATCCATGACGCCTTCCCGATGGTGAGGGGCTGACCGATGCCCCGCACGCCCGCCAATGTGACCCAGGCTGATGTCGCCCGCGTGATCCGCGCGGCGAAGCAAGCTGGCGCTCCGGGCGTCGAGATTCGCATGGGCGGGACCGTCGTGTGGGTGCCCTTCACCGATCCGCCGCGCCCGCAATCCACAGAGGCGCCAGTGGCGCCGACCGAGGAGATCGTGCTGTGATGGCCGTTATGCCTCGTCCACGCCCGCCCTACCTCCTGCGCGAGACCAACCGTCACGGCAAGACGGTCTGGTATGTCCGCAAGGGCGACGGCCCGCGCATCCGCATCCGCGGAGAATTCGGCTCGATGGAATTCATGGCCGCCTATGAGGCGGCGGTCACCGGCCGCCCCGTCCCCGGCAAGACGAAGGCGGCGGCTGGATCACTCCGCTGGCTGGTCGACCGCTACCGTGACAGCACCGCTTGGGCCACCCTTTCGCCAGCGACCCGTAGGCAGCGCGAGAACATCCTGCGCCCGATCCTGGAGAAGTCCGGACATCAACCCTTCGCAAAGATCAAGCGGACGGAGATCGTCGCCGGCCGAGATCGTCGCCGCGAGACGCCCGCCCAGGCCCGCCATTTCCTCGACACGATGCGCGGCCTGTTCCGGTGGGCGCTCGATGCTGACTTGGTGGAGGAGGACCCGACCGACGGCGTGAAGGCGCCGACGACGAAGGGCGCCGGTTTCCCCGTCTGGACCGACAGCGACCTCGACGCCTTCGAGAAGAAGTGGCCGCTGGGGACGCGCCAGCGCCTCGCCTATGCGCTCCTGCTCTACACGGGGCTCCGCCGCGGCGATGCCGTGCGCGTCGGCCGCCAGCATGTCCGCGACGGGGTCCTGCGCATCAAGACCGAGAAGACCGGCATTGACGTGGCCATCCCCATCCTCCCCGACCTTGCCGCAGCCATCGACGCCGGGCCGACGGGGGACCTCTCCTACATCGTCGGCGAGAAGGGAGCCCCCATGACGAAGGAGAGCTTCGGGAATTGGTTCTCGGAAATCTGCCGCGAAGCCGGCGTCAGGAAGTCCGCTCACGGGCTCCGCAAGGCCGGCGCGACCAGGGCTGCGAACAACGGCGCGACCGTCGCTCAACTGGAGGCGATCTTCGGCTGGCGTGGCGGCGGGATGGCCTCGCTCTACACCCGTTCTGCCAATCGGGAGAAGCTGGCGAAGGACGCCGCGCACCTCATGGCGAAGAACGTCAGCCCCATGCCTCATAAGCCCGCCAATAAAGGAGGGAGGCGATGAGCCACCGCTACAAGTTCGTTGAGATCGCGCGGACCAGACATGGGAAGCAAGTCGTCTATTTCCGGAAGGGAGCCGGGCAAAGGCATCGCCTGCCCCCGCTGGATAGTGATGGCTTCCGTGAGGCCTACATGGCGGCCCTCCAAGGCAACCCCATTCCTTACGTCCGAAATCATCAGAAGGTGGCAGACCTGCGGAAGCAGGCCGTCGAGCGTGCGCTTCGGCATGCGCTTCCTCGTGCCAGGAGGCGCGATGCGCTTCGCAACCGGGAGCACGATCTGTCGATTGATTGGTTGCTTGAAGTCGCCGAGAGCCAGGGCTTCCGCTGCGCGCTGACGGGCATCCCGTTCTATCTGCCCAACAGCAGCGCCAGCGCCAAGAATCCATTCGCCCCGTCGATTGACCGGATCGACTGCGCCAAGGGCTACACGAGGAGCAATGTCCGACTCGTCGTTTTTGCGGTCAACGCGATGCTCATGGATTGGGGGGAGCCGGTCTTCAAGAGGGTCGCGGAGGCCTACCTGGGGACAAAACGAGCACGCTCTATCCCCGCACCTTAGTTTCGCGTCCCCGCACCTTTATTTTTTGCCAGCGATTACAGAGGCTTACAGATGGGAAAGCGTGGGATGGTGGGGGAAGCAGATCGCCCATTTGTGAGCGATCCAAATGACTTGCGCGAAAAGTGCGGGGTTTCGGGCCCTTTGATAGACAAAGGGAATTTTCAGCGCCCCCCGCACCTTCTCGATGGCCAATTCCCCTACGTCTATCGCTGGAATCTCCAGGGCCGGAAGGGCCAGCGCTGCGCGGTAACGGCATGGGGAGCGATGAATTCCTGCCGCGTCGAGTTTGCCGACGGCTTCCGGATGATTACGAGCCGCAACGCCATCGCCAAGGTGAAGACCGATGACCCCGTATGACGATCTCGGCGTGCCGAAGGATGCCTCGCCCGAGGAGATCAAGGCCGCCCATCGAGACGCGGTGAAGCGCCACCACCCGGATGCAGGCGGGGACCCCGAGGCCTTCGACCGTGCGCAGAAGGCCTATCGGCTCCTCGCCAACCCCGAGAGGCGCAAGCACTACGATGAGACGGGCGACGATGGCAGCGAGCGTGACGCGCCGACCGCCGTGGCCATGCAGATCATCACGGACATCCTGGACCAGATATTCAACGCTCAACAGGACCCGTCTGATCCCGTCGATTGCATCAGGGCGATGGTCAGCCACGCCACGCGCGAAACCGCCGAGGAGATTGGCCGGACGGAGCACGCGATAGCGCGCCACGAGAAGATGCGCCGTCGGCTGAAGACCAAGGGGCCGGACCTCATTGGCCAGAGCCTCGACTTCCGGATCGCCGGCAAGAAGCGCGATCTTGCCAAGCTCAACAACGTCCTCGAAGGGCTGAAGCGGGCGGCTGAGATTGTCGACACCTATGAGGCGGAGGCCGTCGGACCAGCCCCGCAACCGACCTTCCGGTTCTTTTACCCGACGACGGCCTGACCATGCCGGAGACTGCCCTGTCAGCGCCGAGCGAGCGTCGACTGTGCGAGCTTTACCGCACCACGCCGATGTCGCTGCGCGATCTCGCCGCGATATTCGGCCTCTCCCACGAGGGCGTGCGCCGAGCATTGAAGCGCAACAGAGTCCCGCTGAAGCCCCCCCGGGGGAAATCTCACCAAGGGGCAGCGACCCACGCAGGAGGACACGAATGACCGATAGCCGAACAGTAACGGATCGTTACGGGGCGGGTGTTGATAGCGCAGGGGTGCGGGCATGACCCGGCTCGACTGGTGGATATTCGGCAACGGATGGGGGATGAAGTCGCCCTATTTCGACGACCGTTTCTATTGGTTGGTGGACACGACGCACGGCCGGGAGAACGGCAGGGGCGCATTCTACCGCTTCTCTGCCGGTTTCGGCGCGCAGCTTTCGAGCATCCAGTGGACGCATCCGAAGCCGGGAGAAAGCCGCGTGCTTTGCGGCAGGCCGTTCCGCCCGTTTCACAGCGCCCGCAAATGGGGCCGCGTTGAGGTCTCTTGGGCGATGCAGGGGATGCCGAAGGGGATCGACGAGATGAACGACGCGCTGCGTCACCTGAAGCGCGATCTCGACAGCCCGACGCTTGAACCGACGCTTTGGCTCAACCGCGTCAAGACCACCCCGGAGGCAGGCCATGACTGACGCTGAAGCAGGGGTGCGGCATACACCGGGGCACGACCGCGACTTTCCCAAACTGATCGCATTCAATCTAGTAGTTGGGGCCGGCGTAATAGGCGGCTGGGCGCACGACGGCGACAAGTGGGGCCTGATCATAGGGCTCTCTTGTCTGACCTGGAGCATCGCCGGAATAGCGGTCTCAATCCTTCTGGCCTCCACCCCACCGCATGGAGGCAGCGATGAAACTGTCTGAACTGATCGCCGCGTATGGCGACGACAAGGCGCGGTGGCAGAACCTCGACCATTGCGCGTCTTCGCTTAACATGGGCAAGCGCGGCACCACGATCACCTTTGACACAGATGAGCGCCTGAACCCTAGCGGAACGGAACGCCTCGGGCTGGTCGTTTGGCTGGACCGCGAGCGGGTGCAGGAGATCGTCGCGGCGTCCAAGGCCACAGGAGGCAGCGATGGGGGTTGAGACTGTCAGACGTCTCTACGGCGTCCCCGCCAAGGTCGGTGGACGCGTCGAATACACCGGCCAAGGCCGGCCTGAACTTGGCACGATCACCGGAACGATCGGCGCACACCTTCTTATCCGGCTGGACGGCAAGAAGCACTCTCTGCCTTTCCATCCGACGTGGGAGCTTCGCTATCTCACCCCCACTGGAGGCACCGATGACCGCTGAACGGGTGAGGCTGACAGAGGACGACAGGACGCGGCTGATCGGGGTCCGCGACGGCTACGTGCACGCCATCGTCAAACTGAAGCGTGAGATCAGTTTCGGGACGGAATACCCGCCCATCAACCCCCGGCACACCCGCAAGGTCAAGGCGCAGGAGGATCGGCTTCGCATCGCGCGCGAGGTTCTACAGCAGCTTGAAGCCGAACTCGCTGGCATCCGGGATGCCATCACCCCCGCCGGCCGTCTCGCCCTGAAGGAGGAAGACAATGGACATCGTTGAGAGGCTGGTCACGACGACAGAGGCAATGGCGAACCTCTGCTCCGCCCCGATGGACCTGTGGAACGAGCATTCCAACGCGGCGTTGAAGGCCGCCGCCACCATAGCCGCCCTACGCAAGAGGGTCAGCGATCTGGAGCGCGAAAAGGCTGCGGCGCTTGGTCTGCAACAGGGCACAGCCAAGGTCGTCGCGCAGCTAGAGGCAGAGAAGGTGGAGGGGCTGGCTCTTGTCGTTCACATCGTCATGGGTAACGAGCAGCCTGACTCTGTATGGGCTTCACGCCGAGCCGCCTTGGCGCATGTCGCTCACCTGAAGGGCATCAACAAGGCTCGACGGAAGGAGACATCCCCGTCGAACCCGTTCCCAACGATCTATTGGCGTGTCGTTTCCATGCCGCTGAATGGCGACGCGCCCCTCCTCCGCGCCAAGGGAGGTGAGTGATGCCAGCATTGACATTCTTGTCTGACGATGTGGTGCGCGCCGGTCGATCCGTGAAAGACGACAAGGAGTGCGACGACATTCTGCAAGAGCTTCGCCGCCTGACGGGCGAGGATTGGATTGTGCGCGTCCGGCGTATCCCGCACCGCAGTTGGGCGCGCAGCTTCGTGGACCCCGACCGCTACGAATACATCCTCTACGCCGACTGCCACGGCGAATGGCAGCACATCAACATGGCCGGGCCGGAAGGCGGAACCGTGTTCCACACCCACCCCGACAGCCGGAACGCCGTCATGAACTTCATGCTCGGCATGATCTGCGGCATCAACAACGAACGACGCGCCAAGGGAGGCGGCAATGGCGATGCCTGAACGGATATGGGCGGAACCTTTTCATCTCGGCGGCCTGAGGCGGCAGCACCGTGAGGGCTACACCGAATACGTCCTCGCGAGCACCCACCAGCGCGCACTAGAGGCGCTGAGGGAGGCGGAGAAGGCGTTGGAGCAGGCGCGGCTTTACATCGAGCGCGACGAAGCTGCGCACGGCCGGCAATTCGGTGACGGCAACGCTGTCCGCGCCGCCCTCGCGCGCATCAAGGAGGCGACCGATGCCCAGCGCTAGCGACGAACTCCGCGAGAAGATGAACCGGCGCTTTGGCGACCCGGTCGATGACACCGGGCCGATCCTGTTCCTGAAAAACGCAGGCTACGACCTGTGCTCCGACTGGCACTGGGAGCCAAAGGAGGGGGTCAAAGACTACGGCGATATGACGCCGGACGAATACGACTGCCTGCTGTTCTTGGTTCAGGAGTGGGATTTCGGCGGACTCAAGGAGGCGACATGACCGACGAACTGAAGAAGCTGGCAGAGGCGGCGAAGGTTGCGCGGGACCGATGCCCGATTGCGGGATATTTCAAGGACGACGCCGACGCGGATGCCGCGCGGTTGTTTGACGAAGCCGCCACCCCCGACGCTTTCCTCGCCCTCATCAGGGAGAGGGACGAGGCGCTACTGTGGCAGGGGCGCGTTGACAACGAACTCTCTGCGGTGGCTACGGCGATAGGAACCGTCGAGTTCATGGACCCGCCAGACGGTGGCGATGTCTCTCTGGCGGAGCAGGTGTCTCGGATGCGAGCCGCCCTCTCCGCAGCACGGGAGGAGGTGAAGCGGTGGACAGCGTTGGCTCTCCATCTGCACCGGTGCCTCGCCGAAGATGGCAACAGTGTTTGGCATCAAGCCAATCTGTCGGTGTCACCAGAAGAAGCTCTCGCAGACCTGAAGGAAGCCCTCAAGGAGACACCCCATGCCGAGCGCTAGCGCAGAGACGGATGCCGCTATGCTTGCTCTATTCGGGCCGGAAGGTGGCGAGGTTCACGAGTTTTGGGAGCAGCGCGCTATGGGGTTTCTAGAACGCGCCGGTTACGTCCTCGTCAAGGGCGAATGGAAGCCCAAGCCCGGCGTCAGCAAGTGGGAAGACATGACCGCCGATGAGCAGACATGCATGGCCTACCTGTTCGAGGAATGGGACTTCGGCGGGCTGACGACGGAGCGGGCGACATGAGCGACACCTTTGACGCTTGCTGCGACACGATACGGCGGGGAATGACCGAAGCCGCGCTCGCCATCCACAAGACCGCACTCTTCCGCAGCCTGACACCAGCACAACAAGTTGAAGCCCTGATCACCGGCATGACCGTCGCGGTGGTTGGCGTCGGGTTCAGTCTTTTGCGTCCGGAAGCTCGCGCCATCACCAGTGGAGAACCTGATGAATACTGATCTCAAAGCGCGGGCGGAGGCGCTCCTCGCTGCGCTCAAGGTGGACGGCTTCAGGTACATTGCGGGACGCCCTCTTGATGACCTCCCTTGGCTCAAGGAGGCATTAGCTGCCTTTATGGAGGCCGCCGACGCAGCGACGGTGCTCGCCCTCATCAGGGAGAGGGACGAGTCGCGGGCAGCGTTGAAGATCGAAGGCGAAGCCCACAACCTGACACTGGCCGAGCGCGACAAGGCATGGACCGCCCTATCCGCAGCGCGGGAGGAGGTGGAGCGTTACAAGATCGCGCTTGCCGATGCCACACGGCGACCGATGGGTGTTCTGCCGGCCAGCGCCGTCGGGCTCCTCACCGCGGCCGAGCTTGACGCCGCAGAGGCGCGGCGACCGAAGCACGCCGTCTTATCCCCTGCCGTCGAGGCGGAAAGCAAGGTTGAGCCCCGTTTCTGACCGCCCTACCTTTCCAGAATGGACCACCCACTCATCGCCGTTGAGGACCCGCCAGACTTCCCAGCGCACCCGCGCAGCAACCGCTACCGCGTGCTCGACTGCACCCGGAACCGCGTAGTCGGCACCGTCTTCGGTGAACAGGTTGGCCATCCCCTGGAGCGTTGGGTGTGGGCGATCACCTTGCCAGCCGCGCGCGGGACCGGCCTCCTCTCTCCACGCGGCACCGCCAAAGATCGTGAAGGCGCCCTCGCCGATCTGAAGGCAGCTTGGCTGACCTATCAGGGGGAGGCGAACTGGCCGCCGCCATTCTCGGTCTCTTGGAGCCAAGGCTACGAGGGACAAGGTGTCTTCCGGCCCGGCGAAGAGCCGCGCGGTTGGAAGCGCAGCGGTTGACAGGATGATAACTGTGAACTATTTTTCACAGTATGGCCGCTAAAGCGAAGCCCAGAAAAGTCGAGAAAACCGAAGAATATGAAAGCTGGTTTACTCGTCTCAGGGATATAAACGCGCAAGCAAGGATCAACGCTCGAATTGACCGGGTGGTCCTCGGCAATTTTGGTGACACTAAGTCCGTCGGCGGGGGCGTCTTAGAGCTTAGAGTAACGTATGGCCCAGGATACAGGGTCTATCTGATGTTACGTAGAGACACGTTAGTCTTGCTGCTATGCGGCGGGGATAAATCGACCCAAAGCAACGATATTGCAGAAGCGAAAAGTCTCGCAAAGGGAGTGCGCGAGGATGACAAACGCAAGAAGGACGGTGATAACAACGCCGTGGGATAGTGCCGACTATCTCACTACGCCGGAAGCCAGGGCCGCCTACCTCGAAGCCGTTTTGTGTGAAGGGGATGCCAATCTCATCGCCTACGCCATCGGTCAGATCGCAAAATCTCAGGGCATGACGCAGGTCGCCCAGAAGACCGGCGTAACACGAGAAGCGCTCTACAAGTCGTTGCGCGTGGGTGGCGACCCCCGGCTGACCACACTGCGCGGCGCGCTCAATGCCATGGGGCTGCGCCTGTCCGTCGTCCCTATGGAAAAGAAAGCCGATGTCGTGATGGAGCCACGCGCGGCACCCTGAAACGCAAAAAAGAGCCCGGCCGCCCCGTGAGGGACGACCGGGCTCAAGTTGGGCTCAGGTCCCGCCTCGGCTGACTGCCGGCAACCGGGCGAGGAAGGATGGCCGTCAGCGCGGAGAGGCCGGCTGACCGTCCAAATGTCGGCCGAAAGCGTGCTGCTCCAGTTGGATCAATCGACGACGCAATTCGTCAGATTGGACATTCTGGCGGCGATCAAGCTCCTCGATCAGGGAGCGAAGCTCGCGCCGAAGAATCTCACCGTCGCGATCCGTGAACCGAGACCGCTGCGTCCCCTCGCGCCATTCGTCAATGATGCGGAGCCGTTCGGTAAACCCGCGATCAGACCCCTTCAGTTCGACGATGTCGGTTTGGGACGCCTTGCTGGCGATGATCAATTCCAGCCTCGTCACAAGCTCTCGATCCGCCTTCTGGGCAAGCGTCACCTTGATCTCGGCGATCAAGGCAACATAGCCGACACCCGCCCCGAGGAGGCCTGCAATCAGGGGTGGGGCGAGCGTGCCCAAGAGGGTGTGCTCCTTCGTAGGGGCGTCTGTAGCGCTCATGGATGTCCTGCGTCCTGGGGGGGATGACGAGAAGGATGTGGGAGCGGTTGCGCGGGCTAGTTGCCCGCCGTCCACCCGCAGGCGGCGACCCCGGCGCGGTTGTGCGCGGTCACCTCACGGCGCGTCTGCGTCGTGTCCTGCGCGCTCGAGGTGATCGGCCGGAAGATCCGGCACTCAGCGGTCACCGTCGCGGGTCCACGCATCGCGCAGGCACTCAGGCTCATTGCGAGCGCAGGCAAGATCATGAGCTTCGCGTGCTTTGCGAGCAGCATCGGATGCCTCCTGATTGGTGTTGTTGACATCGGAAAGGACTTCCTGCCGGCCCTCGTCCTTGATCCCCTCGCGGATGCGCCAGACGGCGAGCGTGGAGAGAGCGATGAGAGCAGCGGCGGCCCCGATCTTCCAGTGGAGAGGGATGAGCCTCCACATCAGTCGGACTCGCTCAGGACCGCCAGTCGGCCGGACAGGAAGAGCCAGGCGATCACAACAGCAGCGACCACCAGAAGAGCCACGCTGGCGAATTGCCAGGGGTTGGTGACTCCCGAGAACACCGGGGCGGCGGTGCCGACTGCGCCGCCCATGGCGGCAAGGCCGCCGGCCGTCACAACGGCCTTGGACTTCGAGGGCGCGACCTCGGTCGTCGCCTCCTCAACCTCCGCCACGTCGGCGCGGCCCGCCGTGCCGGTGACCTCGGCGAGGGAGCGCCAGAGCGCCGTTTCGGCCCGACGGCGGCGGGTGAGCCCCGGCAATTCTCTCGACACGCCAGTCTGGGGGTCCTTCGCCTTGTTCCACATCATGAAGGCGGCCGGGACCTCGGACATGCGCCCGGCGTTGATCCGCCGGACCACCGTCGAGCCGGTGAAGGCGTCGATCCCGATGTTGAAGCAGAGCGAGACGCAGGCGTCGAACTGCCCCTGGTTCAACGGGCGCTTCACAGCGGCCGAGACCGCGCGCTCATACTGCCGAAGGTCCCGGATGAGGATGGATTCCGCCTCCGCGGCAGTGATCTCCATGCCGCGGATCACGTTCGGGTGGCCAGCCGCCGCCGTGTGGCCGTAGCCGATGGTCCAGATGCCGGCCGGGCACTTGTAGGCCTCCGTGCGCAGGCCCTCGAATTCCTTGATGAGGGCAATCCCCTTCGGCGAGGTGTTCATCGCTTGTCCTTTCGTGAATCGGCAATGGAATCGAGCACCCACTTCGCAAGCCCGACCGCGATGGCCGCCGTGAACAGGACGACGAGCGCCATCAGCCCGCGGTCAGTGACCAGGGCTTGCGTGATGTCAGGGGATGGCATGGGCTCTCCCGCCTACTGGCTCCGGAAGCCGGAGAAGTCGCTCTCGAATTGAGCGCTGGGGGCCGCGGCACCGCCCCCCGACGATCCGCTGGAGGAGCTTCGCTTCTCCCCGCCCCCGCCCGTATCCCGCCCCGGCTTCACCTCGGCCTCGACCTCGGTCGTGTATTTCTCGCGGCCGAGCATGACGTGCTCGACGCGCTTGGTGTTCCACTCCCCTGCCACCGGATAGGGGAAGCCGACGCAGGTGATCGGGACCTCCTGGGTCAGTTCCGGCGTCCCGACCAGCGTGGCGCGGAAGGAGCCCTTCTCGCGCTCCAGTTCCCGCTGGCGCGAAGTCGCGGCGCGGCGGGCTTCCTGCTCATTGGGGAAAACCTGGGGCAGGCGCATGGTCGCCGTTCCCTGCCCGCCACCGACAAAGACTGGCACCCGTGCCGGGCGCTGGCGGTCGATGTATTGGGCTTCAACGCCCTTATGGTTCGGCCTCTCGCGGAAGCTCGCTCGCCAGGTTGAGCACATTTCCGGGGTGATCGTGACGCCGCCAAGAGCAAGGCCGCTGGCGGACAGCCCCTCGCCGCGCTTGACCGCGACAAGTTGCCCGTTGGCCGGCTTGATGATGGCATCGAAGCGGCGGGCAAGGCGCGAGATCGTGTGGAAGTCGCTCTCGTTCACCTGGGCCCAATACTGAAGGCTCTCGTTGGCCAGGGAGGGGGCAAGCTGAAGCCCAAGTCCCAAGCGGCCGGCGATCTGGCCGAGCACGTCCGAGAGCTTCTGGTTCTTCTTGTCGTAGGACCGATTGCGCTGGGTCTTGCCATCGTCCTTCACAAAGGCGCTCTTGGCGCGGATGCGCATGACGGAGGGGGGCTCCTCAAACTCCACCTCGTCGACCTTGAACAACCCTTTCGGGACGAGCCCGGTCTCCTCATAGCCAAGCGAGACCGCAATGATCGTGTCCCGCGAGGGAGCGAGCACCTGGTAGCCGTCATTATTGAGAACGATCTCCAGTCGATCGCTCTCGAAGCCGTCGAGGTCGGTCAGCCGAAGCTCCGAAACCTCGCCGCCGATCCGGCCGGTGATGTCAATCCCGCCGACGGAAAGCGCATAGCTCGGACGCATGGATCAATCCCAAAGCTGGATGACGCGGCGCGACTTCAGCCGCGCCTGGGCAGGCACCACGGGGAGCGTGATGATGATCCCCCCGGGCAGGATCGGGCCGTAGTCGGCAAGCCCCCGATTGGCGTCGTAGATGGCTTCGGTCGTGCCCTTCGAGGTGCCGTAGTGATCGAAGGCGATAAGGTCCACCACGTCGCCCTCGACCGTCCGATAGGTCGTGACTGTGCTCACCTGAAGCCCCCGAACAGGTTGCCGATGTTGAAGCTCGCCCCGACCGCGCCGATCCCGATCCGCAGCAGGGCCGCTGCATTGCCAAGGTTGCCGATGGCGCCGAAGGCCCCGACCTGGTCGACGGCGCTGGTGTATTCAAGCAATTCCATCGTGAAGGCGATCTTGATCGGGGCGCCGTCGCGCTCGATGTAGGAGTGGGTCTCCTCGAAGCTCTTGACGATGTAGCGGCCGATCACCTCGCCGTAGCCGGTCACCAGCACTTGCGGGGCCCCGCCGACCATGGACCGCATGCGGGCGATGTCGACAATCGTGCCCTCCGCCTCCTCCAGCGGCCAGACGATGCCGGTGATGGTGGCGGTGTTCTCGCCTGGGCCCATATTCTGGACGGCCAGCGAATTCCGGATTCTCTCGACTGTCGGAAGGCGCGCGACCGTCTTACGCTTGAACTCGTCATAGACCGCCTGACCGACCTCGAAGACAAAGCCGGAGCCGAGAGCCATGAGGGGCATTTTGATCGCCTTGATCCTGTTGGTGGGGGCGCCAGCCTGGGCGCAACGGGCGTCTGAGCCGGTAAGGCTAGAGGGGACTGAAATTCTGATTAGCGGAATGGATCACATTGGCCGTCGAGTGACCTTGACTCTCTGCCATGTGAAAGGTGATGCGGTTTTCGATCCCTTCTGCAACATAGCAAATCAAGCAGACCGTCCGCTTGACCGCACTATCTGGACTGGCTTTGTCATACTGGATAGGCGAACTTTGGCCCGCGATGACTTCCGCAAGATTCTCAACGACTGCCCACCGATGAACTTAAACGATGGGTGTTGGGTATCCGTCGAGGGGACAGTGCGCCGATACGCATCTGATCGCGTGGTGCTTCAGCGCCCGGTCATTACCTGGGGCGTCAGGCGCTAATTCGACCCGCCCCTTGGCCCGTCCCCAAGAGCACCAGACGATCCACCGCCCAAGCGCCCAAGGCCGCGCGCTGCGTTGCGGATGTCGTTCTGCCCCCTCGCTACCGCCGCCTCCAGGTCGCGCTTGCCCTGATCGACAAGGGCCCTCACCCGCGCCTCGATCCCGTCAATCTGGGGCGTGACGGTTACGGTGACCTGTGAAGTCGATTGGACATTAACCGGCGTCTCCACCCGCGACACGGGAGCCGCGGCGCCCTGAGCCGCCGCGGCCGGCGTCGGCGTGCGTGCCGGGCTCATCAGCCGCTCGACCGCTGCCGCGGCCTGCCGCATCGCGTCCGCAGCCTTGCCGATGTCGGGGAAAGGCGTCGCCGGAACACCAAGGGGCGCCATCGGCGGCGATGGCATCACCTGCTGGGTGACCGGCTGCACCCGCACCACCCTTGGTCCCGTATCAGGCCCCGGAACGGCGGAGGGGCGCAGCGGATGGGGGACGGGCCCCGGATCGAAACGCCGGGGCTCCGGCGTCGGAGCGCGAAAGCGCGGCACCGCATCCAGAAGGCGTCCGCCCTTGGGGTCGGCGAACATATTGATGTCAGGCGTCAGGGGCAAATGCCCTTCAGGACGCCGCACATCCGTCGTGTTAGGCCTCGGCGCAATGAGCCGGCGCCGATCCGGGGCCCACTCAGGATCGAACAAGACAGAGCTTGGCTGCGCCCTAACTCCGGCGTCGCGCAGGCGCTCCGTTTCAGCAAGCGCACGGCGCCGTTCCGGCCCCATGAATGCTCGCTCCCATCGGCCGACGCGCGGCGCATTGTCAGCGAGAGCTTCCGGGTTCGGGATGGGATTCGCCCTCAAAGGACGGAAAGGCACGTTCTCCGGACCCTGCTGCTGGTCCCCAAGATTCCCGCGATCCAGCATTTGCCGAATGCCGAGCATCCGCTCCAGCTTGGCGACAGCTTCGCCCGCCGCCCTGTTGATGCTGGCGAGGAAGCCGCCCTCGGCCGTGCCCCCACTCTCTCCGAAGACCTCGCGCGTCCTCCTCGACCGCTCCCCCAGCTTGTCCCAATACTCGTTGAGCTTGTTGATCGCCTCGTCGATGTTCCGCGTGCCTGTAAGGCCCTGGAGGAACGAGCGCGACTGATCCGACCACCACTTGGCGAGGCCGGACTCCGGGCTGTTGAGGTTTTCTGCCAGCCGCGCCTTCAAGACGGCGAAGTATCGGTCGACCTCCGCCCTGCCCTCCCCCATGGCGCCCTGAAGGTTGCGCACCGCAGCCTCGGCCCGCTTCGTCGCGTTGGCGAGGTTGTCATAGGTCGAATTCGTGTCGGTAGTGAGGGACCCCGCCGGGACCGCCCTCGCACGGCGCAGCGCTTCCGCCATGCGGTCGGTCGCATAGGCCATGTTCGACACGTTCGTCGCCGCCTGACGGGTGTCGAACATATCCCGGAGGATTTTATCCGTGTCCTTACCGGCGTCAGCCGCCCGCTTGACCGCGGCGAGGAAGGCCATGATCCCGGCGGTGGCGTCGACGCGCATAGCATCGCCCACCTGATTGGCATTGAGGCCAAGCTGGCGGAGACCACCACGGAACTTGGAGCTTTCCTCCCGTGCCTTGGTCAGCCGGGCGGCCATTTCGCCGATAGCTTCGGCCGACCCGGAGACGTTCTGCTCGGACTCGGCCGCGGCCCCCAGAAGTCGCGCCGCCTCTGCCACGCCAAGGCCGCCCTGTCGGGCCCGCTCGCCCATGGCATTGAGGTTCTGGAGGACGGTCGATCCCTGCCCCGTGGCCTTCTGGACCGCGTGGATCGCGTCGGCGGCGGCGCCAAGCTCCTCGTTATTGAGCGACCACGCCCGGCGGGTGGATTCAAGCCCCGTGGCGGTCGTCTGCGCATCCGACCCGAGAGAGGTCATCAGGCGGTGAGCAAGCCGCGACCGTGAGGCGAGGTCTTCCGTGCTCGTGCCTGCACGGGATAGCGCAATGGCGAGATCGGCCGCATCGTTCGCCGTTGCCCCGGTGGCCGTTTGAAGGTTCCGAACAGCCCCCGTCACCCGGTTCATCTGATCCGGGGGGATGTTCATCCCATTGCGCAGGCGCTCAAGCGTGTTCGCCCACTCCTGCCCGGCCTGACCGATCCCGCGAATGAAGGAAATCGTTTTCCAGGCCGCCACAAGGCCGGCAATGGCAAGGCCGGCGACCGTCGCCTTGGTGGCGAGAAGCGCGAGCTTTGCAATGCCAACGCCTGCCCCCATCGCAATCGAGGCGCCCATGGAGAGGGCGCTGGAGGCCACGGCGCGCACGGGAGCCGTCGCCGCCATCGCCGCCGCACCCATGCCGGCCAAGGTGGCTCCGGCAGACTGTCCCGCCTCCCTCACCCCTCCCCAGATACGGGACGGGGAGAAGTTATTCATGAAGGCGGCGCCAGCGAGAGCGCGGCGAAGCTCCCTGCCCTCGTCCGACATGGCTTCCGGCCGGCGCCGGCCCGGCAGATAGCCGCCGAACCGACGGAATGGGTCCGTGCGAACAGCGCTCGCCGCGGCAAAGGCGCGGGCCGCGTTGGCAGCGACGCCATATTCCTTGGCGATGCCAGAGACGATCCGCGTGGTCTCACCCGTCCGGATGGCAACCGCGCCGAGATCGGAATTGAGCCGGGCCACCTGGCGCGAGGCTCCGGAGAAGCCCTCGCCGATCTTGCCACTCAAGCGCCCGGCCGCAACGCCAGCCGCAGCCAGAGCCGCAGACTGGCCCTGGACCGCCGCCGTGGTGGCGGCGACGGCCCCGCGAGCCCGGTCCATCGACCGGGCGACGTTGTCATTGGCCCCGGCCGTTCCGGCCGCGCGCTTCAGACCTTCAAGCTCCGCCCGAACGCCACGAATGACCCCGCGCGCCTGGTCAAGGGCGCGGATGGTAATCGTGGCTTCGGTCGCAAATCCGGTCATTCGTCGCTCTCAGGAGGTTCCAGGGCCGACCAAAACGCGATCTCGTTCATCGTGAGATCGCGAATGGTGATGGGGGTGAAGCGATAGACGCGGATCAGCGCCCCGATCAGGCGCTTCCAGTCTCGGGGCCATCGACCAAAAAATCGTCGATGACGGTCGTGGCCTTGACGTAGTCCTTCGCCGACATGGAGCGGACCTCCGCCTTCGAGAGCCCGGTCATGGCCATCACGAGCATCAGCGTGCGCTCGGTGGTGCTGTCGGACTTGGCGTTGGCGTCAATGAGATCGCCCGCCAACGGCTCGCGGAAGACAAGCTCGGTCAACTTGTTGTCGCCCTTGGTGATCGGGCGGGAGAGCTTCATCCGGCGCTCGGCCGGGTTGGCAGCAGCTTCAGCAGTCATTTTTGGTGTTCCTGGCAGGCTGGGGTTAGGCGCCCCGCGTCAGCCTGCAACGACGCGAGGCGCCGAAGGATCAGACCAGGCCGAGAAGGCGACGCTTCTCGATGTTCTGGTCCACACCGCCGCGCACGAAGACGCGGTCCTTGGTGTTGATGCGATGGAGGAGCGTGCCGGCAATCGAGAACTCGAAGACGCGCACGTCCATCGTGAACTTGACGGGGACCATCTTGGCCGGCTCCCAGGTGCCGTAGTCCTCGCCGGAGATACGCCCGCGAAGGTGGGCGACCGCGTTGGCTTCCTGGTTCTCATCCTCGCCCAGGAGGTAGCCGCGGGCGGTGATAGGGAGAATCTTGCCGTAAACGAAGCCGGCCTTCTGCAAGAGCATCGGGTCGATCTCGGCAAACTCGAATTCGGCCTCCAGCGCCTCGAAGGAGAAGCGCATCTTGCGGTCGAAATCCGATCCGCCGCCGCGGTAATCCTCGGTCTTCTCCTTGATGACCGGGAGCTTGATCTGGCGTGCCGGCTCCGAGAATTCCTTCTCGTCGATGAAGAGCGAGCAGTCGCGCAGGACATACTGCATATTGGCCATTGAGGCCTCCTATCGTGATCGTGGGGAGGGAAGAACAGGACGCGGGGCTGCCGCGCCCCGTCAGGGTCAGGAGGCCGTGGCGCGCACGATTTCCTCGGCGAAGCCCTCGTAGAGCTTCGGGTTGCGATGGACGCGCCAGCGGATGTTCTCCATCACGCCGGGGACCTCCACCTCGATGTCGAAGGTCACAATGCCCTGGACCATGTTGTCCCAGGGGTTGGACTCCGCCTCAAACCAAATCTTGGACCCCCGCAGCGCCCAGCCATCGCGGACCATGCCGTCGATGAACTCCTGCACGCCCCAGATGACCGACTGGCAGCGGTGGGCCGTGATCTGGCGGTCGAGGTAGATCGCCGAGTAGTCCTCCAGCGCGTCCATCACCAGGTCGGTGATGCGGCGAACGTTCTGGAAGGCCCAGAGCGGATCGGTCGAGAGCGTGCGGGCGCCCATGATCCGGAAGCCCTTGTAGCGCACCGGAACCGAAATCCCCTGGGAGTTGAAGGCGTTATGCTCCGACGACGGGTCGTTGTAGCTGTAGTCGATGAAGCGCGGGATACCGACGACGGAATCCAGCGGCTTGTTCGATGCCACTTCGCCCGGGCCCTCGGTGTCGTCCAGTTCCGCCTGCTTCGCCACATAGAAGGGCGAGGCCGCGACCGAGACTGCCTGATTGGTGGCGTCATCCCAGACCTGGACGAGGCCGTCCGTCTGGACCAGGCGGGCGTTGTCGTAGTCGCCGCGGTAGGAGACCGCCGCCTCATAGGTCGAGCCGGCCGAGTCGACATAGCCCATGGCGCGCAGGCGACGGGCCAGGGCGCCCATATCGACCGCAACGGGGTTCGCCACCGTGCCGAGCACGGCAGTCGCCGCGGCGCTCGTGCCAGGCCCGCCGAAGGCGATGGTGGCGGTGGTGTAGCCGGTGCCCGGGTTGATGACGGTGACGGCCGTCACCGCTCCGTTGTTGACGGTCGCGATGGCGCGGGCGCCATAGCCGTCGCCCGTGATGGTGACCGTCGGGGCGGTGGTGTAGCCCGAGCCGCCAGCGCTGACGTTGACGGAGGCGATGCCGCCCGTCGGACGCGAGGAGGTGAAGCCCGGCGCGAGGAGGAGCTTCGGCTTGTAGCCGGTGAGCATTTCCGACTTCAGCGCCGCCCACATGCCGGTCTTCGAGACCGGATCGCCCGAAACGCGGGAGAGCGTTTCATTGGCGTTGGCGCCCGGCTCGATGCGGTTGACGACGATGTAGAGGCCGGTGGTCTCCAGCATCTTCGAGATCACCGACGGGAGCGTGCCGGAGGCGCCAAGCTGGAGCGCCTTGCGGGCGCTGCCGGCGATCAGCGTCGGGGTGTTGACGGGGAAGACATCAGCTTCGGCGTCCGGAGCCGTGCCGGTGATGTAGATGACATTGGTCTTGCGGATCGAGACCGGGCGAATGCCGTCGTCGACCTCGAATGCCTGGACGCCGTGATGATAAGGAACGGCCATAGGGGTGCCTCCAAATGAGAAAACCCCCGACCGGGGGCGTGGTGCGTCCTGACCGGGACGCGCGGTTTCAGCCGCGGGCTGTCAGTCAGCCAACGGAATTGCGTGGGTTTGGGGTTTGAACCAGAGAGCGGGAGCCGTCGGTTAGACCGGCCAGCCCGCGTTGATGTCGATGTCGCCGAGAGCCGCCGTAGTGGTGGCGGCGTCGATCTCGGCAACCAGTTCCGCCTCTCGATCAAAACAGGCCTGGATGTGGGCCCGGACGGCCTGCGCGACGCCGATGACCATGGTAGCGTCGAGCGTCACGAAGCCAGCGCCCGTCTTCCATTGCACGGAGTAGCCCGGGTTGATGACCGCCTGGAGCGCGGCGCCAGCGATCTTGGCCTGGCTGCGCTCATCCGTGGCGATGGGCATGCCGGCGATGGTCGTGCCGGCCGTCTCCGCCTGCCAGCGGCGATCCGCGAGGGCCGCCTTACGCTCGACCTTGAGGGCGGCGAGGTTCGTCGGCGGCGGGGGCGGCAGAGGATCGAGGACGAACTCCTCCTCGACATCATCCCACCGATAGTCGGCCGTCGCCGCGATGTCGAAGCCCTCGGGGACAGGGATCAGGATCATCCCTTCGATGGGATCATCCTGCCGGGTCAGGCCGTTGGTGCGGAGCGTTGAGGCGTTGACGATGATCCACATTTACTGAACCTCGAAGCCCTTGAGATCGAAGTTGCCGAGCGACGGCGTGCTGGAGTGGGTGCTGGTCGCGGTGAGGCGGTAGTAGCGGTATCCGACCGAGACTGCCGGGGCGAAGACCTGCGATCCCGCCGCGTTGGCCGCATTGCTGGTCAGTACCGTCGTCCACGTCGAGTTATTGTCGGACCCCTCAAGCGTGAAGGCGTTAATCATGACGCCCGTGCTGCTGCCGCGCTCAAGAACAAGGGAGTGCAGGTGGACCGCCTTGCCGGAACCGAAGTCATACTTGAGCCATTGCGGCGCAGCCGCGCTGGCCCACCATGCTGTCGTCCCCGGGGTGCTATCGCAAGCCTTCCAGCCTTCATTGCCAGCGTAGAAGGTGCTCTCGGTCAGGGAGGCGGAGGATGTAGCCAGCGTGGGGATTTCTGCCGCTGTGAGGCCCGTCCCGGCCCTCCACGCGGCGAGGAAGCCGGCGTCTGCGAAGGCCGCAGCAATGAAACCCGACACCGCAACGCAGCGGCGCATCCATGTCCCCGAGGCCGCAATCGTCGAGCGGGCCGTCGCGTCGGTGATGAGTGCCGAGCGCATCGTGGAATAGGTCGCGGACAACGCCTCGTCCATGTGCGCCTGCGTGTCGTCGATCACGCCGAGGGCCGTTGCAGAGCCGGCGAGTGCCGCAGCCATATTGGCATTCGCCCATGCCGCCTGCCGGGCGGTCGCGTTTGTCATGAGGCTCGTGACGGCAGTAGCCGATCCAGCCGCCGCCGCTCGCATGTTCGCGTCGTTGAAGGCCGCGTCCCGGGCCGTCGTATTGGCCCAGACCGCGTCCATGATCGTAGAGGAGGCGACCATCGCAGTGCGGGTCGTCGCGTCGGCGAACATGGCCGTGCGCATATCCGCGTCGGCGATCGCGAGCGTCAGGTTGCCGGCGGTCGGGGTGCCGAGCAGGAAGGCGCGCAGCGTCGATGAGCCAAGGATCGCCGCCCGGGCCGTGGATGATCCGAACAGCGCCGTGCGCATTGTGCTGTCGGCCAAGAAGGCGTCGAACGTGCCGGAGGTCGTGAGGCGCTGGACCGCCCGGGTCGAGCCTGCGATGGCGGTGCGGGCCACGGAGTTGGCGAGGATTTCTGCGCGGGAGCCCGCCGTGTTGATGGCCGCCTCAAACGCCGTCTGCGCTTGCGCCTGCACGAGCAAATCATCGAGTTCGGACGCGGTGACGACGCCGAGAAGTGCCGCAGCATCGGCCACCATGGGGTCGGTCGCGACGACCTTGTCGAGCATGATATGCAGCGCCGACTGGTTGAGCAGTTGCGCCTGCGTCATCGAGCCGACCGTCCCGGCGCCAATCTGCGTCGTCAGGGCGGAGACAAGGGCGTCACGCTGTTCGCGAATGGTGGGCATCAGGCAACCCCGAGAATGGCAAGAGCGCGGATGGACGCAAGTTCGTCCTCAAGGCCGGTCACGGCCGACATGGCAAGCGTGGTCGGCATGTCACCCTGCGCGGCGAGCAGCGACCAATAGGTGTTCGACGTGGTCGGGAGCGTCGGGGGCGACTGGTTTGTGTGATCGACGAGGCAAATCCACGAGGAGCCTTCGAGCGTCACCACGTCACGGGCGACATAGGCGGTGGCGCTATTCCACGGCCCGGACGGCAGGTTGATGCCGATGGGCCCCTGAATGCCCTGCGGCCCCGTGATGTCCGCCAGGGCGACGAGGTTGATCCATGTCGGGTCGCCGACGACGCGCCACTGGACATGCGTCGCGGTCTTCTGCAACTCGATGGCCGGGCCATCGGGGCCGACGAGATCGACAAGCTCGACGATGTTCGTCCAGGCCCCTCCCACCGGCCGCCAGCGGATGAAGCCGCTATCGACGCCGATCTCGACCGCGTCGCCCTTCAGGTCGACATAGGAGCCCCAGACACCAGGCGCGGTCTCAAAGCGAAGCTGCGTGCCCGACCAGGAATGGGCCGGCATGGGGCCGGTGATGTCCTCGATCTCGACCACGTTGGTCCAGTCGCCGCCATAGCCGACGGCCCTCGCCTGAAGCCACCCGGACGACATCCGCCAGTTGGTCATGGGCCCCGGAGGACCGGACTGCCCCGTCGGCACGACGGCAAGCATGCCCTGTCGCTGAGCAATGGAGATCACCGCAGGCGCGTGAAGCTCCGCCCGGACGACACTCATCGCGTCACTCCCTTGACCACTTCGACGGTGCCCCGCGCGATCACGCGGTCCACGTCGTCCTGGGTCATCACGAGGTCATAGACATAGATTCCGGGGGCCACCGTCGCCATGACCGCGACATCGACATTCCAGATGATCTTCCCGTCGGTCGGGGTCCCGGAATGACCGATGCGGCCATTGGCGGTGGTGAGCGAGAGGGCGACGATGGTGGCGTCAACCTCCGAGCGCAAGTGCATGGAGAAGAGCGCGTCGGTGAGGTCGATCTTGGGCTGATCGACGGGCGGGGACGTGCTCCCATCCATGCCTTCCCACGGCTCATAGAGGGTGATGATGTCGCGCCAGTCCTCATTCGTCTGAACGACGAAATCGACTTCCCAGATGAGCGGGTCCATCAGGCGGCCACCGCGAAGGCCATGAACCGACCGGCGGTCCAGTTGTTGCTCGGGACCCAGATGCGGATGCGGTTCTCGGCCGTTGCCGCAGCGCGAATGCCGACCGGCGACACGCCACCCGGCGGGTCAGTCTGATCGTAGTCTTCGGGGCCGGCCAGGAGCCGATTGGCGAGAACGCCCTCAAACGAGGTATCGTGCCCGATGACAAAGGTTCGGCGGGTAGATTGCCCCAGCCCCTGCACGATGAAGTGCAGGTTCGACCGGATCAGGACACCCGTGTTGTCGCGAATGATGCCGCCGCAGGGCCAGATGCCGTCGTCGACGGTGTCGGACAGGACGATGTGGTCCTGAGCGGTTCCGTAGTCGTTGGCGCCGGTGTAGAGGGAAGCGCCATTGCCGGTCTGCATCCTGATCTCGGTCACGGTGCGACCGCTGCCCGGCGTGGATGGCATGGTGGCGAGGCGAAGCCCCTGCGCGATGATGAGGACCCGTGAGAGACTGGCCGGGATGTTGAGGATGTCGGCGTAGGCGGTCGGCGTGGTGATCCGCACCTCGGCGACCTTGTTAAACAGGGCCGTGCCGCCGAGAATGTTGATCCCGTCGAGCTTGGTCTTGTCCTCCTTGCTCATGAAGCCGTCGGCCAACTGCGTGGCGTTGTCGTGGCGATGAGACGGGAGGGGGATCGTGTCCGTCCGCTTCCAGTAGCGGGCGTCGAGGACTTCTGCGTCGACATGCACCTGCGGATAGGGGAGCGAGCCCAGAATCTTAGTCGCCCACCCGGGATCGACGCGCTGAACACCGGAACCGAGAGGATCGTAAAGCGTGTCGGCTTCCGCCCGGGTGAGGAAATCCGTCTCGGGTGTGACGTTGACCGTCACGACGCCGGAATTGGACACCGCCACCATGAAGGTCGGCCGGTAGTTGAGTTGGGTCTCGTCGCTGGGGGATGGGATATACTGCTGGGGGTGGTTGCCGATCATGATGAGGTCGCCATCCTCATCCTCAATGCCCACCTCATGGCACATGAAGCTCGACGGCGCCGACGTGATGAGGCCTTCGACGCGGATGACATTCAACTGCTCGGGGTCGATCACCAGGCTCTCGACATCCGTCTCGTGGCGCTTGTTGACCAGCGCCGTCTCCGACCCGGTCGGGGTGTAGGGGGTGCCGTTCGCATCGCCCCACAGAACCTTCGACAGGACAACGGCGCCGCCCAGGGTCGTGGCGCTCGCGATCTTTGCCGCGCCGATGGCGGTGACCTTCATACCGTAGGACATGGATCGACCTCAGATCAGGGCAGAACAGGGAAGAGGCGCGTGTAAACACGGACGCCGTAGCCAGCGCCGACAAACAGCGGGGCCTCGAATTCGGGGACGATGACTTCGAGCGGCTGGAAGGTGGCCCTCACGTCGGCAAAGAGCCCGGCCCCGACGATGATCTCGCCGGGGACATCGCGGGTTGCCGTGAACCCCTCGAAGAAGGAGCGGACATTCTTGGTCGCGAGACAAACGCGGGTGATCCGCCTCATGTCCTCGACCGACAGGGTCTCGACATTCAGGTTGACGAGACACCGGAAGCGATAGGGCAGGCCGTCATACTGGTGCCATTCCTGGATCGTCCCGGCCGTGCCAAGGGCGGCGAAGGCGCGCTTCAACGCCCCGACCGTCCCCTTCAAGCGGTGGATGGCAGGCGCCGCCATGATGGCGAGGCGCTGCTGGGTCAGGGACCAGGCGGCGTCCCATTCGTCGACGGAGTATTCCCAGGCGAGCCAGGCCGCATGGGAGGCCGGGACCGTCTCGGGGGTCTTCGCCTTGGCGATCTCGACCGGCAGGACGCTAATGTGCTCGGTCACAGCCTCCGCCGCTCGCATGGCAGGCGGTGCCGTGCGAGGGATCAGCGAGGCCATGGGATCAGTCCACGTAAGTCAGGAGGACAGAGGCCGCGGAGCAGTAAGCCGCTTCCGTGGCGGTCGGGACGATGTCGGCGACGGGGGTGGTCATTTCGATGTCGACCACGCCGGTCACGTAGCACTGAGCGATCAGCACCTCGCGGCTGACCTTCTGGCCGATCTTGTGGCGCTCGGTGACATACTCCGTCAGGCGCCGGCCGACCTCGGTGCGGATCACCTCCGGGTCGGGGCCGCGCTGGACCGTGAGCGTGACCTCGATGGAGTAAGGGACGATGGTCGCCGCGTTGATGAGCACTTCATCGGTCAGGGTGCGGATGTCCTCATGATTGAGGTGATCCGTGACCAGACCCATGATCTCGGCGGAGGGCGTGCCGTCAGCCTCACTGGAGAGCAGATAGACGCCGACCTGCCCCGGATCGACAATCTCCGTCTCCGGCCCATAGACCGCCGCATCCTTGATCTTCGGCGAGGCGGTCAGGGTGTGGAACATATAGGCGCCCCAGGACCCCGCCGTGGAGAAGGCCTCCAGCGCAAGCTGGATGCGCCGACGGAAGCGATCATCGCCCTCCAGAACGGCCGGCGTCGTCGCGGTGGCCGGCTGAACGGTCAGCCTCTCCACCCCGAGGAAGGCGCCGAGGTGGTCCAGATTGGTGCCCCAGGATGAGGCGAGGAAGACCGCCCGGATCGAGTCATTGATCCGTGCCCTCAGAAGGGTCTCGCGATAGGCCACCACGCGCAGGATGCGGTTGACGGGCGAGGTGTTGAGGCTCCCCGCCGTGTAGGCCGGCAGGGTCGGGTCGTTGAGCCGCGCCTGCTCCCACTCCTGGAGGAACCAGGGGGTCAGTTCGGCCAGAACGCCTTCAACGTCCAGCGGCTCAATGATGTCCGGCGGCGGCAGGCGCGAGAGGTCGATTGCGGCGAAGCGCATGCGTCAGCCTCCGGCCCGGATGACAACGGGCTTCAACGTCGTGAGGTCGTAGCCCTTGATGACGAATTCAAAGACGCCGGAGGCGTCGAGACGCTCCGGCATCACATGAGTCACGAGGAATTCGGGCTCCTCGCGATCCACCTGGTCGGCGATGTCGGCAAGAAGCGCGACGATGCGCGCTTCCTTCATCTGGCGGTCGATGCTCTCGTCGATCTCGACGCCGAAGTAGCGGCGGATCAACTCCGTCCGCTTGCCGGTATAGACGATGGTCTTGATGGCCTCGACGATCCGCTCATAGCCGCTCACGGGTTGAAGCGTGTGCGGATGCAGGTCGACGATGGCCACCTTACGCCGCGTCCTTCGCCGTGGCCTTGGGAGCCTTGGCCGATCCGGCCGCAGGCGCGACCGGGCGGACCAGGCCCATCAGGACCGGATACTCCGCCTGCTTATCGGTCAACTGAATGACCGAACCAGCCGGGGAGACGTGGGGCCCGACATAGGCGCCCGCGTGAAGAACCTCGTAAGATCGCTTCTCCATGGAAGCCTCCTTTAGTTGATGTCAGACCTTAACCCTGGGCTCGCCTTCGATATTGGCGTTCCCAGCGCTATCTTGTGAGCCCTTGAAGACGACTTCGCGGCTTCCGCCGTTGAAGGACACGTCGCCGTTGATCTTGATATTGGCCGCGACGAGCCTGATCTCGCCTTTACTCATGAACAACTCGGTCCCGCCGCCAATCGTGAAGCGGTATTCGGCCTGCTGATCGTGGTTCTTCTCGCCGTTCTTCGACCAGCCGCGCCCGGTAATCATGGCGTTGGCGAGGTCGCCGCCCGGAACGGACATCGACACCCACTCGCCTTCCTTCACAGGCAGGTGGACGCGGACCTGATCGCTGGAGGCCGCGTTGGACCATGGAATCCAGGGGGTGCGAGCGCTCTCGCCGTCCTCGTTGGCCCACTCCACTCGCGCCATCTGGCGGCGGGTGTCGACCTCGACGACCCTGCCCTCAATCGTGCCCCCGCCCGTGGCGAGGCGCCGCTCGTGCTCTTCGAGCCAGTAGTAGGAGTCGCTCATGGGCCCCCCACCACCAAGGTCGCGTCATCCGGGAGCACCTGGATCGTCCCCGGCTCTGCCAGCGGGAAGGTGCGCTTCGCCCCGAAGGTGACGCTCTGCTGCCAGCCGACCAGGGTGCCGAAGAGGCCTGAGGCGTTCAGCGTCGGCAGGTTGAGGACGCCGACGGAGACCGATGTCGCCGGGGTCACCGTCGAGGCCGCATTCCAGCGGTTCATATAGACGATGCCGGCAACCGTCTCGGCAATCGAGAAGGCCATGGCCTCGCGATCCTCGCCGGAGGCGAAGATATAGCAGGCGAACATCCCCGTCGTTTTGAAGCGGCCGTCCATCCGGCCTTCCTCGAAACGGAAGTTCAGAGCCGAGACCATGGCGGCCGGCGTGCGCATGCCGATGGACCGCGCGGCGCTTGCCACATTGCCCATGGGGGCGAGGCCGGACTGGATCGTCTGGAGCCCGCGCGCCGCCTGGACCTCGGTCAGCCGCGGCTCGCCAGCCTTGATCGTCGTCGCCATGGCGTTGAGGAGATCGTTAATCACGCACCGCCTCCGAACATTGCAGCGAGGTGCCGCTGGGCGACCTCGGTGATCTCGGCCATGTCGTCAGCGCCGAACCCGAGGAAGGGGCGGGCGACCATCTTCACCGTCCCGTGCTGATGGAAGGCGCCGTAGAAGACATTGGTGCCGATGGCGACGGCATCACCCGTC